GAACCTTTTGACAAAGAAAATAAAATTTTAGTATCAACTAGCCGTAAACAAGTACACAAAGATGAAGGGCTAAAGCCGGGTGTATATAATAAAGAAAACTGGTGTAATGTAAACGGTACTAATATAGATGTTGAATGTGTTGTAAGTACTAATAATAACAGACAGGAGATTTATATTGATTCTGATGGTACTATATTGCCCTGTTGTTATATAGGTTCAACATACATTATGGGCGATGAGCAATGCCGAGAAATGGTAGACCCTGTAAAAGAAAGTTTAATAGTTTCAACAGATAATTCCATTTATGATGTGCTAAACAGTGACTTTTTTCAAAAAACTATGCCGAGTGGCATACAAGGAAATATGGATAATGATGTGAAGTATTGCATTACTTGTTTACACCATTGTAGAAAGCGATAAATAGTAGTATGGGCAAATTAAGTTTATGGAATCCAACAAAAACTAATGACTTCAACTTTATAGATAGAATAGTTGGAGAGCATCTCTACGCAGGTGGAACCGGCGTACATGTACACAAATATATAGGTATACAGGATACAGAAGTAACCGGAGATCCTACAAGACCAGGTGGTGCAGGTGGTGGAGAAACATATATACAAGATGTACTGTTTTTAGAGAACAGAGACCGCAAGTACGACACAAACATATACGAATTACGTGGGCAATATAATTTAGGCGACAATGATTCGTTTGATTTAACACAATTCGGTATGTTCTTGGCAAATGATACTCTTTTTATGAACTTTCATATTGAGAGCATGGTTGAAGCAATAGGGCGTAAACTTATGCCTGGCGATGTACTAGAATTACCACATTTAAGAGACGACCTGTTATTAGGCAGTGACGAAGCAATAAACAGATTTTATGTAGTTACAGATGGTAGCAGACCAGCAGAAGGTTATGATCCCCGTTGGTGGCCTCACTTATGGCGTGTCAAATTAGGACCTATAAGCGACAGTCAAGAATACAGAGATATACTCGGTACTGGCGAAGAAGAAGGAGACCTCAGAAATCTCATCAGCACATACGCAGATGAAATTACAATTAACGATAAATTATTAGAACAAGCAGAAAATGATGTGCCGTTTGACACACAAACTAGATCAAAGGCACATTTATACGTTGATGAAAATGCTAAAGGAAAAGCAGGCATCGGTTTTGGTGGTGGCGACGGTCTTCCGCCTAATGGTGTAAGTATTGTGGGCAGTGGAGAAACATTCCCTATAAACGGTGTTAACAACGGTGATTACTTTTTGCGTACAGATTTTTCACCAAATCGACTTTTTCAAAAGAGCGGAAATCGTTGGTTAAAAGTTGAAGATGATTCTAGAGGAACTTGGGCCGCGGCAAATAGAATTTTAACAGGCTTTATTAATAATGACAATCTTGTTTCACTAGAAGACGGCGAAACAATTAACGAAAAAACAAATTTAAGCAAGGTTGTAAAACCTAGGACAGATAACTAATGGCAGGCAAAAATTTAGATTACTGGTATGACGAGCAGATAAAAAGATATTTGTTACAGATTATTCGAGTTTTCTCTCATTTCAAAGTAAAAGAAAATACAAAGAACGGTGTAAAACTTAATCGTGTGCCTGCACGTTATGGCGATATCAGCAGAATGGTTGCAAGCATTTTAAGAGGTAACAGCGAAAACGTTATTAACAGTGCGCCTTTTATAAGTGTTACAATAGGCAGTGTACAAGTAGCAAGAGACAGAACACATGAACCTTATCTAGTTGATACTAGGCAAGTTGCTGAAAGAGAGTGGGATAAAGAAGCAAAAGCATACACTAGCAATCAAGGAAACTTGTATACCACACAGCGATATATGCCAGTTCCCTATAACATGACCATAAGTGTTGATATCTGGACTACGAATACTGATACCAAATTACAAATTTTAGAACAAATATTTGTACTGTTTAATCCCAGTCTACAATTACAGCAAAACGATAATCCTCTAGATTGGACCAGTGTATTCGAGCTCGAACTCACAGATATTCAATGGAGCAGTAGGAGTGTTCCTGCTGGTGTAGATGAAACATTAGATATTGCTAATTTGCAATTTGCAGTTCCTATTTGGATTAGTCCTCCAGCAAAAGTGAAAAAGCAAAGTATTATACAAACAATTATTGCTGATGTTCATAGTGTAAAATCTTTAGATGGTTTAAATTTTGATAATGCGTATTACGATTTCTTTGGCGACATAGACGATACTGCAGAAATAGTTGTTACACCAAACGATTATCATTTACAAATAGACGGCGCAAATGCAGTACTATTGGATAATGCTGATAGAGGACAAAACTGGAGCGATCTTATAGAAATGCAAGGTTCGTTATCAGAAACTAGCAAACTTAAATTAAATATATCACCTGACAGCGATTCAGATTTAAATTTAATTACTGGTCGAGTAACAGTAAATCCTATAGATCCTACTAAACTAATTTTTAATTTAGACACTGATACACTTCCGTCTAATACCTTAGACGATATAATAAAAATTATTGATCCTAGAGCAAACCATCCGGGTGATGGAACTTTAGACAATGCAGATATCGGACAACGATATTTAATTACCGAAACCCTCGATGCAGATGCATGGCCCAATTGGGGCATTGATGCAGGAGAAGGCGATATTATAGAATACAACGGAACCAATTGGACCGTAGCATTTGATGCTAGTGCCATAAGTACTAATCAGTATGTGACAAATTCATATACTAATAAACAGTACAAATGGGACGGTTCTAGTTGGATTAGTAGCCATGAAGGTGTATATCGTCCTGGGTTTTGGAGAATTTCTTTTTAATGACAGTAACAGCGGCAGGCGTAGTATTTTTAGCCAAGGACACCGGAAGGTGTATGTTACAACTACGTGACTCAGATAAAAAATTTAATCATACTTGGGGATTTTGGGGCGGCCTTATTGATAAGGGCGAAACACCCTATGAATGTATTATCAGAGAATTAGACGAAGAAATAGGGTTAGTGCCCGAATTACAAAAATTAAATCCAATAGATGTTTATCAAAGTAAAGATAAAAACTTTTATTACTACAGTTTTGTATATGTAGTAGAAGAAGAGTTCATGCCTCCTAAATTAAACGGAGAAAGTGCAGGATATGCATGGGTTAATATAGGACAATGGCCAAAACCTCTTCACAATGGTGCTCACATAACACTAAACAAGAACGGTGGCACCGAAAAACTGCACACTATACTCGACATTCATAACGAATAAATAATAGTATGAGCAACGGAGAAATAATAGATTTCAACGTCTTGCGAATACAGAACGAGCTCGACAAGTATCAGCGAACTAAAACTATTCCACACACAATTTTAGAAGGCGTTTACGATATAGAGGAAATTAAAACAATCTATATTAATAAACTTCCGCCTAAATATAAAAAAATTGCAGACAAGTTACTAGAAGATTATTACAGTCAAATACAAACAAATATAGAAAAACTTAAAGTTACATTGCGAAATGAATACTTTAAGACAATGTCTTCTTTGGCTACTGAAAAAGATAGTTTTAAGTTTGCTAATTTGCAAACAAAATACAGGAACAACATAAATCCTGTAAGAGCGTTGTATTATGAGACTAGAGAAATCATGCGAAGTTACAACCCGACCAATGAACATCATGTTTGGTTGAAAAGTCTTGTGACTGATACATCTTATAATAATATTATTTTAGATGCTCTTGCTAAAGATATTGCTAAATTAGAACGTATCGTAAAAAGATATTATTATCCTATTGTTCACAACACAAAAAATATCCCGTTAGAATTAGTTCATGCTAAAACTACCATAAAAGATTTTAGGTTTTATTATGACACATTTAAAAATGTAAAACTATGGGACTACAACGAAGAATAGTCGTCAGTTGCAAAGAAAAAGTTAACTGTAAATCTACGGTGGGCTTTAACGTTCACTCCTGCACTGTGAAAAGATACCGGTGATACCGGAAATAATAATAATTGTCCCGGATTTCCACCGACTTCAAAACCTTCATCGTCTTCTACAGTATGCATCTGTGTGCCAAAAATCTTCTCCGGATCTACATATAGAATGCCTCGAACAGGAATAGCAAATTTACCATCATAATTATAATCGTTGTGTGGAGGAAGCTCAGACTGGTTGTCAAACATATTTGTACATATTGTCATTTGTGTGCATTTAGTATTCCACAATAAATTAATTTTATCTAATAAAATTTCATCATAAGCAGAAATAATTTCTTGTACAGGATGCGAACTAACACTATTAAATTCTTTAAACTGTTGCAAAATTTGCATGTCTCCTGCATAACTGGTATATACTCTTTTTATATAATAAGGATCAACAAAGTCGTCAATAAGAATATGTTCCCATGGATTGTAACTTATATTTTCTTTTTTAATTTCGTTATATTTTATCATACTATTTGCTTGTTGCTATAAATACACCGTTCCAATCTTCTGGTAGGTCTTGAGTTTTTTGGAATTCGCAACGCTCAATCCACATGTCATAATACGCATTCATTTTACCATCAAACTCACCTTTAAGTTGTTTGCAAAAATGTATTGCCATATCAAAACTTTGATTACGAT